ATTGGGATGTCTACTTTGGAGATGAACATGAGTAACAAAGTATCATACGATTTTGTTCTTGACACCTGTGTTGCAGTTGATGCTCCTATTGGAACTGATCCAGAAACTCTTATTGAGGAGGCTAAGGCAAAGTTTGTTCAACGAATCTTAGAAAATGATGTAACAGTCTCCTTTGAAAACATCTTTGATTGTGAGACTGGTGCTTATGCTGAAGATTGGGAAGGATATAAACGAGATGAGTAATATAAAAACAGTCTGGGAAGGCCAGTTTGTTAAAGTTGACTTGGTAGATACTACAACTGAGTGTACTATAGCCAACAATGTATATAGCCTAACAGAAATGATGGACTTACATCAAGAACTTGCAGAGGCTTTTGACGTAACAATAAAAGAACTGGAGAAACTTAAACATGTTAGCTTGTAGTCAATGTGTGTTTGGACTATCTCAGATTTTAGCTTTCCTTACTGTATGTTTCTTTCCAATGGCATATGTTGTTAAATCAATATTTTCTAAAGATTAGAGATGTATCAGCTAATACAATCAAGTCAGTCGTGGAGGTAATATGGATCATCAAGAATGGGACAAGTTAGGCTTTGATCCTAGAAAAGATGGTAAGTGGGCTACCTGTGAAGAAGTTATGAAAAGGATGAAACAAAATAGGTCAGAAGAAAGGAAAAATAAGATTATCACGGCTAGTATAATATTGGGAGGATTGTGTGTCCTCTTAACTGTTCTCTGGTTATTCTTGTAAACAAGGAGGTTTATATGAAAAAGTTATTTTTAAGTCTAGTAGTTATTATGGGTTTTAATTCAACCGCTAATGCTGATTTTACGGTAAGAATTGCGCCACCACTAGAAGTAGTAAAGTCTGCTGGTAGTTTCGTAGTAGATACAGGCAAGAAAGTCTGCGAAGGAGTGACAACAACTGTTTTTGGAATTGGAGAAACAATTACAGCACCTTTTAGGGCTGATGTGTATAGACCAAAGAAGAAAACATATAATTTTATAACCCCAAAACTATTTATAGAATATCAAAAAGGTAGATTAGAAGAGCGATGAAGTATGTAGTTAATTTAACAGACAAGAGAGGCAAGGGCAAAGTGAAGATCGTTGAGGCTCTTGACGTTAAAGAAGCTGAAGCTAAGGCAAAGTCCAAATACCCATCTTACGAGGTGGGTAGGATTTCGCCAAGCACAGATGACTTAAACTATTATAGATCAGTTAAGGATTTTAATGGCTAAGAAAAAGAAGTACCAAAAACCAAAGGCAGATGAGGCTGAGATACAAGCCTTCAGAGAACATACAAAGTTAATCAATAGTAGGATAAAGGAAATTACACAAAAGTACAGGAAATGGTGGGACAAAGATAAAAAAACTTGGAAGAAAGGTTTTTCACATGAGAGATTTCATAATGAGCGAGGAAGTGATACATGATTTTTGTCGTTTATTGAATATCAAGAACAAAGCAATACAAAGAATTGATATAGGATTAGAAGTAGGACACCCAGTAGTAGTTTCTATGGAGTATAGACCCAAGAAGCCAAAGAGAAAGAACCCAAAGGGTGTTATGGGTTTTGGCGCTAGTACAGGTTCAGCAAAAAAAAAGAAGAAAAAGCATAAACAGGGAGATGAAGAGTAAGTGGGTATTCGTGAAGAACTTAGTGACATTTATGGTGATGATCTTTTGTTTGCCGATGGTTATGACAATGCTATTATTGGCGTTTGCGTTGGCTTCGATTCAGGAAGGGTGGTATACTCTGTATCGAAAATGATTGACGCATGTATGAAAGAAGCTGGAATGTCATATGAAGATTCAGTTGAATGGTTAGAGTTTAACACGTTTGGAGCTTATGTAGGAGATAACACACCTATTTATATTGAAACCAGTTTTATGGACTTGTAGCTCAGTTGGTTAGAGCAGAGGACTCATAATCCTTTGGCCGTAGGTTCGAGTCCTACCAAGTCTACTGGATGGGTTCAACTTTTTTTACTTGTTGTGAGACTTTCCGACCCATCCTATGGGAGCCGGTGGCTTGCCGCCGGTTTCCCATATTTTATAATTTAACAGAGAGCGAGAGGAAGATGGTACAGTACAAACTAACTTGTTGTAATAAGATTTACAATAGCATAGATTATATAAACATAAAGAAATGCCCATATTGTCATAAAGAGAAACCTGTATGCGAAGAGGTTGATAAGGAAGACGAAGTAATTTGGGCAGGCTTTTCTGGAGATAAATCCTATGAAAAACGTCCGTGGGGTAATTTCAGAGTTGTATTAGATGAAAAAAATGTTAAGATTAAAAAGATAACTGTAAACCCAGAAGGTGTGTTAAGCCTACAGCTACATAGATACAGAGATGAATGGTGGAAGGTTATTAAAGGAGAAGGAGAGGTACAGATAGGCAACGAGATTTTAGAAGTTAGCAAAGGAACTTCCCTTAATATTGATAGATACCAAGTCCACAGAATAAGCAACACCGGAGACTCTGATCTTGTTTTTGTTGAGGTTCAAACTGGCGTATGTAATGAAGATGATATTATCAGAATTGAAGATATGTATGGGAGGAATGAATGACAGATTCTCTGAAAAAACTTATTGTTGATTGCGATGGAGTTATTGCAGGAAATAATGGAGGCGACTATGCTAACGCTCCGCCTCTGAAACATGGAATTGAGCAGGTCAACAAACTCTATGATATGGGTTACACTATCATTCTATTTACTGCCAGATATGGAGAGAGGCGTAAAGGCAATATACATGAGATGTATGAAGCTGGCTATAGAGAATGGACAGACTGGCTTGAAGAGCATGGGGTAAAGTATCATCACGCATATATGGGTAAGCCTGCTGGAGTTATGTATATTGATGATAAGGCTGCTAGAGTTGAAGGAGATACAGAGGAAGGATGGACTCAAGTATGGAAAGAAATAGAAAATCTTAAAGGCAAAGATAAGTATGGCAATGTAGTAAGGTAGCTATGATAAACTTTTTGTTTGATGTAGACGGCACACTGACTCCTCCTAGATCGAAGATGGACAGTGACTTTGATAAGTTCTTTGGCCAATGGACTGTAAACCAACAGTCTAAAGGCAATAAAGTGTTTTTTGTAACGGGGTCAGATAGAAGAAAGACATTAGAACAAGTTAGTATCTCTCTATATAGATTGATTGATGGCTCTTACCAGAGTTGCGGCAATGAACTTTACATTAGAGACAGATTGGTAAAGTATTCCCAGTGGAAGATGCCAGCAGATTTGCATTTAGATATTTTAGAACTCTTAGAACAAAGCGAGTGGTATGGCCGCGCTGACAATAATATAGAAGAGCGTGTTGGCATGGTAAACATATCAACCGTTGGCAGAGGCGCAGGGAGAGTTCTTCGTAAACTATATTATGACTGGGACAAAAGGAATTTTGAAAGAGTTGATATTGTAGATAAGCTATCTAAAAAATACCCAGACCTATCTTTTGCTATTGGTGGTGAAATAAGCATAGATATATACCCAAACGGAAAAGACAAATCACAAGTTCTAAATGATATGGAAGGAGAGAGCATATTCTTTGGAGATAAATGTGAAAAAGGAGGCAATGACTTTACCATAGCAACTATGGCCGATAAGTCATTCAGTGTTAATAGTTGGAGGCAAACATATGAAATACTTAATAAAATGTTGTAACAGGGTGGTAGATGTGGACAACAAGCCACTATTCTGTCTA